AGTGGCTACGCAACCTGATCGCCGAGAGATTGATTGCCGACGGCGACGTAGACGAACGGAGTATCAAAGATGTCAAAGCCAAAGACCTTCGAGGATACACGCAGTGTCACTTCTTCGCCGGGATCGGAGGGTGGAGCTACGCGCTCCGACTCGCGGGGTGGCCGGATGACAAGCCGGTTTGGTCGGGGAGTCCACCTTGTCAGCCGTTTTCAGCCGCCGGCAAAGGCAAAGGCAAAGAAGACCCGCGCCACCTCTGGCCCGAATTCTTCAGACTCATCTCTAAGTGTCGACCTCAACAAATTTTTGGAGAACAGGTTGCGGCAAAGGCTGGACGTGAGTGGCTCTCTGGAGTACGTGCTGACTTGGAAGATGTGGGATATGCTGTCGGGGCCGCAGATCTGTGCGCTGCGAGCGCGGGGGAGAAAGGATACCAGGCGAGTTGGGGCTGGGAAGACGAAGAGACGGGAGAAGTGTCTTGGGATGAGACTGTTCCAATCATCGTCGGAGCACCTCATATCAGGCAGCGGCTGTTCTGGGTGGCGGACTCCGAATGCAACGGATGGAGATCACGGCGGTCCGAATGCAAGGGACAGCACCGGCGGACTTCATCTGAGCGGACAGGCCGCAGTGGCGGGCTGGCCAACACCAACAACTCCAAGCGGAGGACAGACGCCCCCGCCGGGGACCAGCTCAACAGGGAAGACTCCCGACGGACGAAAGGTTCAAGTAACGCTGAAGGATGTCGCGGCGCTGGCAGGATGGCCGACGCCGATAGCCAACGACGACAACAAGAGTCCAGAGGCCCATTTGGCAATGAGGAAGCGAATGGGGGAACGGGACGGCAGCGGGGCCAACAGGACGTCAATCACCAGTCTACAGGTAATGGCAAAGACGGTGGGTGGGCCAGCTTCGATGTCCTCCCATGCAGAGACGGAAAGTCTCGGCGTGTTGAATCCGGAACATTCCCGCTGGCTCATGGGGTTCCCGCCAGAGTGGGCAAGCTGCGCGCCTACGGCAATGCCATCGTCCCGCAAGTCGCAGCTACGTTCATAGAAGCATACATCGAAGCAGTGATCTCCTACCGAGACTCGGGCTCAATCTCCACCTGAGTCTCGTACCATGGCACCCGCCGGGAGGTGTGGAGGAATCCCGGCAAACAGTATTGTCGCCCAGGTCATCATGGGGATGACTGGCGAGGGCGAAGGAGAACAACATGGGTATGGTGAAGCTGGCCGGGTTCAGACTTGGACGACTTGTGACTCTTGAGATCGACGAAGACAGAATCGAGCGAATGGTTCAGAAGGCCTATGAGAACATCAACGGCAAATGTAAGTCGGGGCCAGTGCACGTCACCTTGGATACCTCCCTGAAGAAGACGTACACCGCATTCTTCGATCCAGACGGCAACCTGCTCGACCGAGTAGCAATGAAGACCGAAGTGGTGGCCTTCGGGCACGAAGGAGCAATGGACGCCGCACGGAACAAGTTTGAATCGATGATGAATGACAGCTACCGCGTTCGCATGAACGAAATCAGCGTGAAGCCGAAGGGATAGATCGCCGCGATCATGGGACTCTCTCTCGGTTCCATGATCGCCCAACGCCCCTGGCCGGGGGAGGGCGGGCGGAATCCCCCGGCAAAGGAGAATATACCGGTGAGGTGTGGAAACACCGCAATCCTTGCCCGTGATCGTATCAAATAGGCAGGGTTCTAGGGCTACAGAACCCATTTCCGAATGAGGTCCATCTAGTGCTTGACATCTGTCCGACTACTCCATATGCTTGCACTCGACCGGCCAGCCAGTCACCTCCATGGCCTCGGGGAGCGAGCCCGCACTCGCTCCCCGTTCTTTTTTCTACTTCGACTTGGTTATTCCCAACTATACTGTTGACAGTACACCCGGGAGGCCTATACTCGCTAGGCTTCAACTGGAGGAGTTGGCTCGAGACGTATAACCTACAACCTGATTACACCTGCGGGGGTGTTATGACTAACGACGCGACGACCAAGAAGCCTCACGTATCCGTATCATCACTATCCAAGTATCGACTCTGCCCCAGGCAGTGGTACTACTCCTACGTCGAGAGACGGCCGCGCCAGAAGAACGATAACCTGATCATCGGGAGCGCCCTACACTCAGGGTGCGAATACAACTACCGCCAGAAGATCACCAGCGGGAATGATTGCGCAGAAGACGAAGTCATCCAGGTGGCAATCGAGAAGGTACGCGCAGAAGCCGAGAACGGCTACTCGTCGGCCAAGAGCTACACTATCAATGACATGGAAGGCGTCGTCGAAGGACTTTGCAGGGTTCACCACGAAAAGGTCGCCCCGCACGTAATGCCCGCATTCGTTGAGTACGAATTCACAGTAGATCTCGGGGAAGACTTCCCGGTGACCCTCTACGGATTCATCGACTGTATCACGGTCGAGGATCTAATCATCGATATCAAGTCGTGGGGCAGGGCCAAGGGCCAGCGCTATGCGGATAACGATATGCAGTTAACCGCGTACGCCTTTGCGTTCCGATCCATCTTTAGGCGGATCGAATCCGGACTAAGGTTCGATGTTGTCACAAAGACCGGGTACAAGTACGCACCACTCAGCACAACGCGCACAAACCAGGATATCAGGTGGTTTCTACTCCAACTCGAACAATTGGTCGATGGTATGCAGAGGGGGGTGGTCTTCCCTAACGACGACCACTTCCTGTGCAGCGAGATGTATTGCGACCATTGGTCGGTGTGCAGGGGCGAGGGGGTCTGATCGGAAAAATAGCCACATAGGTGGCCAGAAAGGAGCCGCGCAATGGGTAAAGTTGAGGTGGATGTGCCGGACGACGGTACGGGAGCCGTCAAGACCGAAGTGGGAAAGACGACAGGCAAGAGCATCGAGAAGACCGAAGCGGGAGTCAGGGTGTCCTTCCCTAAGAAGAAAGCCGCCAAGAAGAGCGCCAAGAAGAAGACGAAGTCGGACAGTAAGGCTCCGGCCAGCAGCAGCGGCAAGAAGCTAATTACTAATGTCGATCTCTCCCCGTTCTCGAAGCCAGCCGAAAAGAGATCGCGGTTGAAGATCTTCATCTGGGGCGACTCAGGCGTCGGCAAGACGACGTTCATGCTCGGGTTCCCTGGCCTAGCAGTCATCGACTGCGACAACGGAACCGACCCGTTCAAGAAGAGGTTTGAGTTCGAGGTCAAAAAGACGGTCAACGTCGACGAGGCGAAGCGGATGGTCCAATGGCTCGCCACGCATGAGCACCCATACCATACGCTCGGAATCGATCCGATCACAATCATCTGGGAGTCGATGCAGAAGAAGTGGAGCGACATCTTCCTCGAGCGCAACAAGAAGGGGAAGGGCCACAAGCACGAGTTCTACGAGATGCAGGTCCGCGACTGGCAAACACTGAAGTCCGATTTCAAGTCACTGATCAGGATGCTGCTGGCGCTGGACATGAACATCGTAGTCACCGCACGCGCCAAGACCAAGTACAAGGACAAGGACAAGGGCAGCGAGTTCATGGTCCAAGACGGAGTCACCTTCGACGGTGACAAGAGCCTGCCGTACATGTTCGACACCGTGCTGAACCTCGAAGTCAAGGACGGCAAGCGCATGATCTCTTGCGCCAAGGACAGGTGGGAGATCTTCCCGACAAACAAGAGCGTCCCGCTTTCGATGAAGTACGTCGAGAAAATATGGGACAAGATGGAGCTTGGATCTCCATCCGGGCAGATCATGTTACCTCCAGAGGAAGAGGTCGTCAGTGATCAGCAAGTATTCCACTTCGCCACTAAAGAGCAGCAGGGGAAGATTATGTCCATTGCGCGAGGATTGGAATTCACAGAGCAGCAAGTTTCGGATGCTCTTGCCGCTCGCGAAGTCACCTCGGTAGACAAGCTTTCCGAAGAGCAAGCTGAGAGCATGATCGAAAACCTCAAGAGTATCAAAGAAGCTCGTGAACAAGCCTGACGATAGTGCGGGCTATCTGTGTGGGCATGATGACCCACAACGAAAGGAGTCTCACAATGCCGAAGATGGATGTCAGGAAGGTAGACGAGGCATCGGATTACACCCCGATACCTGAGGGGACGTATCCGTGCGAGTGCGACGATGTCAAGGAAAAGACCACCCGGTCCGGCGACGAGATGTGGTCGGTAAGGTGGTCGGTGATCTCTGGCGAGTATGAAGGCCGATCGTTCTTCGACAACCTGGTCTTCTCTGAGGTTGCGCTTCCTCGCGTGAAGCTCGTCGCGAAGCGTGTGGCCGGGCTGGATGTCGATAGCGGACCAATCGACTTCGAGCCGGATCACCTGGTCGGGAAGCGAGCGATGATCGAAGTAGAGATCAACGAGTACACCGACGACAACGGGAAGCTCAAGCGCAACAACAAGCCTACGTTCGGGGGGTATGACTATTTCGACGAAGGCGATGATGGAGGCGCTCCAGCCGACGACAAGCCGATTCTCGGGGCCGCCAACACCACTGAAGGGAAGGTCAAGCCTCCTTTCTAGGTGTAGCATATCTCAAGCGTGATCTACAGTGCCAGCCTAAGCTGGCGGAAGGATTTTAGATGGATACCATCCGAGGGAAAATCAGGCGCGTAATCTTCAGCAAGAATGGATTTCTCATCGCAAAGCTCGACGATGGAGCGATCATACTGGGGGAGATGACCTCCCCCAGCATGGTTATTGAATACGAGTTTCACGGCGAATGGAAGCACCACGAAACATACGGGGCTCAACTCAAATTCGAAAGCTACGAAGGCAAGTCGCCGAAAGACAGCGACGCTGTCATCGCTTACATACGAGAGAACTGCAAGTGGGTCGGAGATTCGACCGCGAAAGCCATAGCAAAAACCTATGGCGAAGATGCGCTGGAGGTCCTCAAGAATGACCCGGAGCGCGTCACAAAGGAAATCAGGGGCCTTACGCTTGATCGGGCAACTGAGGTATCAGAAAAGCTGAAATCCATCGCAGACCAAGAAGCGCTCTACGTCGAACTCAAGAAGCTGTTCCTTGATGTCCCGGTGAGGAAGGCCGCCATCAAGAAGATGGTGGATATGTGGGGAACAGATGCTCCGGCGCAGATCAGAAAAGACCCGTACATCCTCCCAGACGAGATCAACGGGATTGGCTTCGCAACCGCAGACATCATCGGCCAAAAGCTAGGTGTCAAACAGAATGACGAACGCAGGGTGCGCGGCGGCATTCTCCATGTGATGAAAGAAGCATCCGGCACGCAGGGGCATACATGCCTCCCGGTATCAGAAGTAGTCAAGAGGTCCGTTGATCTAATTTCGTGCAAGGGAGATACTGTCGCAAAGATGATCCACGAATGCGAACAGCGGGGGCAGCTCGTTTCGGAAAGCAAGAACCTCTACCTCTATAAGATGCACAGGGACGAGGTCTACGTGGTCGGGAAGCTCAAGAGCCTTACATCTCAAGAGACGAGCTGCATCAAACCTGAACTTGAGGGGCTGGCCGACGACCAGGCGGAGGCGGTCAAGACCTGCCTCAAGCATAACGTTTCGATCCTCACCGGCCCGGCGGGGTCGGGCAAGTCGTTCGCGATCAAACGAGTAATAGACTCGCTAGCGGCCTCCGGGGGAACAACCAAGCTGGCGGCCCCTACCGGGAAAGCTGCAAAGCGAATGTTCGAGCACACGAACTACGAAGCACAGACTATCCATATGCTGTTAGGGCCCGAGCCCAGAACAAGCAAGAGCGGCAAATTGTCGTTCAAGTTTCTCCACGACGAAGGAAACCCCTTAGATATTGACACACTCGTCCTTGACGAAGTCAGTATGCTGGACCTGCCGCTGTTCGCGTCCATGCTTCGAGCCCTCCCGGAGAGCGTACGCCTCATAATGATAGGAGATGTCAACCAGCTGCCGGCCGTAGGTGCAGGCAACGTCCTCCGGGACATGATCACGTCCGGGGCAATACCAGTGTCTAGTCTAACAACGATCAAGCGCCAAAACCCTGGACTGTTGTTGAGGAATGCGCACGCCGTGAAAGACGGGCTCAACATCGATGTCGAGAACGGCGAGCCAGGCGGTGATTTCTACTTCTTGAGTATGGGGCAGAAGTCTGACATCGTGAAAGAGATCACCGACCTTGTATCAAAGCGGCTACCTGGCACATACGGGTATGACAGCATGCGTGACATCCAAGTTATCTCCCCATTCCGCGAGAAGACGATTCTGTCGTGCAAGTCGCTGAACACTGAGCTTCAAAAAGTACTTAACCCGAGGGGCGCCGCCATTGGCAAGACGATCTTCAGAAAGGGCGACAAGGTCATCCAGAAGCGGAATGACTATTCTCTGGGCATCGTCAACGGGGATATCGGGATTGTTAAGGGCTCGGAAAAGGAAAGCAGCACGCACAAGATCATTGTGGCATTCACCAACCCGGACAAAATCGTGTCGATACCGATGTATGAGAATAACCTACAGCTTGCGTATGCGTTGACCATCCATAGCGTCCAGGGCAGCGAGTGGCCGGCGGTCGTCTGCCCGATCCACACTTCGTTCGGGTCGTTGATCATGCAGAGGCCGTTGGTGTACACGGCGATCACAAGGGCGAAGAGTCTTTGTGTGGTCGTCGGCCAGCTCAAGGCGATGCGAGCAGCGATCAAGCGTAACAGGCCTATCAATAGGTACACAACTCTGAAGGAGAGGCTCACCAAAGAATTCCAGACGTCTGTGGCTGTACTAAACTAGAGGAGCGGGCAGGCTAACGGGAGGCCGCGCCGATGATCATTGTTGTCGATACGCAAGAACAGACGCCGTACACGTTCGAATACTATGGCGTGACCACTGAGAGCAGGAAGCTCAAGAGTGGCGACTACTCTGTCGCCGGATACGAAGATCAGGTTTCCGTTGAACGCAAAACACACTCTGATGCATTCGGGTCACTCGGGAAGGGGCGTGCTCGGTTTAAGCGCGAGATGATTCGTCTGAGCGAGTATAGATACGCCGCCATTATCATCGAATGTAATCTATCCTCATTCTTGGAACGACCGCCTTGCTCGTCGATGAACCCAATCGCCGCGATCAATTCTCTGATCTCATTTGATATCAAGTACGGTGTTAGAGCTATCTTCGCCGGGTCGAGAGGGCTGGCTGAGGCGTATACATTCCGCCTGCTGCAGAAGTTCTACAGCTACTGCGTAGAAATCGAAGCTGGTAAAACCATAGATAGGCCGAGGAATGTCAAATAGCTGGCAGGAATATAAGGCCGAGATAGAGCAACGCCTAAAGGTCGAACCGATGCGCGTGTATGGCAACATAGGAAAATCGGAAAAAGCCGAATCCAACGAAGATGGTTGGATGATGGGGCTCTGTCCATTCCACCGCGATACCAGCCCTTCGTTTGCGTTCAACGTTCAGCACTTGGGATGGGCATGTTTCGCCGGCTGCGGCAAAGGCGACGTCTGGGACTTCATCACGATCACCAGCGGCCGAACATTCAAAGAAGCGATCACTGACATGGGCGACGAGCTCGGGATCAAGCGCCCCGGCAGTGCGGACTTCGTGAATAGACCACCGATCAAAAGGGATGCAATCGAAGCTCACGAGAAAGAGCTCTGGGAGAGCAAGAAAGCGTCTCTACTGGATTATCTTCGCAATGACCGCGGGCTCGCTGACGAGACGATCAAGCTGCGCAGGATTGGATGGTCTTCCAAAAAGAAGCGATACGTCATACCGGTCTTCGACGAGAAGGGCGTGTGCTGGAATCTCCGGCTCTACAGCCCGACTGCCAAAGCAAAGATGATCAACCACCGGACCAACACTATTCGGTATGGCAAACCGGCCAGATTGTACGGTCTTGAGTTGCTCGCCAAAGACAAGAGTGATTTTGCGATGATCACCGAGGGCGAGTTTGATTCCATGCTCGCCGTTCAGTTTGGGATTATGGCGGTCAGCGGCACGCATGGATGCGGAACGTTCAACGAGAAATGGGTGGGCCATTTCAAGGGCAAGAAGGTCGCCCTCTTCTACGATCAGGATGAAGAAGGCAAGCGGGCAGTCAATGAAATCGTGTTGCCGCATTTCAAGTCGGCAGTGAAGAGTGGCCAGGTCAAGTCGGTTAGCATTACCTCTCCTCCTCTCGCCGGCACGAAAGACGACAAGGACATTACCGACTGGGTCGTGAAGCGTGGTTGTACGCCAGCTCCATTCAAGAAGATGGTCCACGACTCCCCGGTTCACGTCTTCGAAGACGACCCGCAGACTACTCAGGATCAATACGAGCTGCTCGAAAAGGCTGCTAACAATCCTCCGATCCCGATCAGAAGCTTTGCGGAGATCGACCGCACCGACCTGATCGGCAAGCGCGTCTCCTGTGAGATCACGGTATGCAGCGAATCCAAGCAGTCCTACTTCGCCGCCGAAGAGTTTCGAGTAAGGTCCTGTATACTCAAGTCAGCCGGAAGATGTGCACTGTGCTCTGGCCCGATACGAATACCACACGGTGCTCGAGATTTCATCGGGTCATGCATGTCGAGCGATGCCCAGGTGTCCGCGATGCTCGCACGGAACTACTGCTCGAAGGGACAGCGACCTCAGATTGAGGTCACGTCCAAGAGGACCGTCCGTGAGTTTCTCGCGCACCAGAAGGTAAGCCGCGTCAGCAACGTCCAAGTGAATATCCAGCACGAGCAGGAAGATGACGAAGCCATCATCGAGGCCGTCGAGAAAGCGGCCGACGACAAGAACCCCCCGGAGCGCAAGAAGCGTAAGCGCGGGCGCCCTAAAGCCAAGGACGATATGTACGACGAGAAGAACAATCAATTAGTCGAGAGAAACGTCTACTACCTGTCGGATAAGTCGATCACTCCCGGCAACTACTACGCTGAGGGCTGGGTGACAGACCGGCCGCAGGACCAGGGATCCACCTTCCTGATAGACTATTTGGAGCCCCAGGAGGACGATTATGAGTCGTTCGACAAGAACGATCATATTGACGATCTAAAGGCCATAGACGCATTTTCTATGGAACAGATAGTCGAGGACATCAGGAACAATGTTACTCGCGTCTACGAGCGCGACGAGCTCCTGCTGGCCACCCTGATGGCGTACCTAAGCCCACGCTTCTTTAATTTCAACGGGGAGCGCCTCCGGGGGTGGATGTGTATGGCAATTATCGGAGATGTCGGGACCGCCAAGACCAAGACGTTTTCAACGTTGGCACAGTGGATCGACGTGGGTGACGTATTCAGCAGCCTGACTGGTTCAAGAACAGGACTGGCGTATTCTATCCAGCAGGCCGTTTCGAAGTCGTGGCACGCCCGGATAGGCCGGTACCCGGCAAACTCTCGAAAGCTGCTCATGGTCGACGAAATACAGTTGATGCGTCATGAGGAACTGAAGCCGATATCCAAGGCTATGGACGAAGGTGTTCTGAAAATCGATCGGGTTGTCGAGAAGACCTACGAATCTCAAACTCGTGTGATCTTCATCGGAAACCCGAAGCAGCCGCAGATGGATAACTACCAGCTGGGCTGCCAAGCTCTCAAGCAGGTGTTTCCGATCATGATCATCAGGCGTCTGGATCTGGTGGTCCTGGCTAACAGGCACGACGTTACAGGCATCAGTAGTATTCTCCACCAGACGCACGAGAAGCCCAAGAAGCAGCTTATCACCGCCGACATGCTTCGTTCGCTCGTCTATCTCATGTGGAAGATACGGCCCGAGCAAATTGTGTTCACTGATGACGCTGTGCAGGAGTGCATGAAGCAGGCCGACGTCCTCAGCGAAAAGTTCGGCAGCGCATCGCCAGTGCCCCTGGTCGCAAACTACGAGATCGATAAGAAGCTCGCCCGGCTGGCTATACCAATAGCCGCGCTCGACGGGTCGTTTGATGATGAGTTCGAAACCTTAACCGTAGAGGCAAAGCACGTAGGAATGACCTCAACCACGCTGGATATGATCTACAGCGCGGAAAACTTCCAGCTGGACACTTACTCCGAGCAAATGAAGATCCGGGAGTCGGTAGAAGACTATGACAAAGTCGTTCAGATGTTCGACGACAGTATCAAAAACGAGTGCCATGGCAGGAACGGTAGCAGCTCCCAGTTGAAGCGCATGTTGTTCTCTATCTGGTCTCAGAATATTGAACAGGACGGTGTCAACGGCCAGCAGGCATCTATCTCGCGCAACGACATTGTCGATTCTACCGGCCTGAGCAAGAAGTTTGTGTCGAACAAGATGCAGATGTTGAAGTCGACAAACCTAATCTCATCGTCTCGGCACGGATACGAGAAGACGCCGAAGTTCGCACGGCTGTTCCGGCGCCTGCTGAGGGATCGCCCTGGGTTCTTCGACGAGGTCAAGAGTTACTCCGTTGTCTCCGGGGAGGATAGTTTCGCGCCGAGGGATGATGACGGCCACCTAGATTTTACAGGTGAATCGGGCGCGGATGACGACTAAGGCGTGGGATAGACATTATACCTAGGAGTTCGGAGCACAGTTTCTAACCTAAGGGGCACAATGAGTTACACCGAAAATCACCGCGACTGTGCCCCGATCTTTTTGTTTGGAGACCCCTACCCCCACCGACACACACTACTACTGTCACTATACCTACAATATATAAGTGTCAGTGACAAATTAAGTCCAGATGCTCTTATTCATTTTAATAGTTCGGGGCACAGTTAAATGAGATATGTATTTAAGTATGTATATTACATGTACTTAAACTGTGCCCCGATAGGGTTGCCTATCAAGAGGGAGGAGTCGTAAGTTGAGGATTTCCCGTGTGAAGGAGCGGTATATCAAAACGACACGTCACGAATCAGGTGGTTTGGCGGAAAACCGACTTACCGAGAATGTATTAAAAGCGCCTATTTGTGACAGTACGCTGCTAGAGAGTGTCACCGACTGTAGACGTATAGGAGGCAAATCCGGATCTCAAACCCCGGCAACCGGGGGCCCCGGGATAATTGAGACGCCCAGGTCAGCCGCGGGGAAGGACCCCATCGCCGGCGACTCGGCATACTGCCGTCTGAAATTCCCGTGGGCAGAAGGCGATTTCATTGTCTACTGCGTCTCCCGGGAGGATCTATGGAAGGTCAGAAAGGACATGCGATCTCGCGGTGTGAAACCGATTATCTACCTGAAAGCAGAGTTGGCTGTGATTACCAAGGCGACAGAAGGACAGTCTGACGGGGAAGCCGCGGCGACATTTCAGAGGATTCATAAACTCAAGAAGAAGTCCGGTGGCTGGATCGTCGGAACGGAAGGCGGGCGGAAGGTGGTCCAGGTGATCAACAAGAAGCCGCCAGACGGAATCAAAAATCTCCAAGCCGAATACAATAAGGTGCTCGCAAGAATTAAGAAGGCCGTAGTGTTTTTGCAGAGCGCTTCAGATGAAGAGAAGGAAGAATGGGGTGGGGCATATACAGAGGTATTGGGTAGAGCTTCGGCAATTACTAAAGAGTTGCTCTCAAAGGGCTATGGCCCGACGAGCGGCCAATTAACAAACGGATTCGACGTATGAGTGTATCGACCTGGGCGGGTTGCAGTCAAGATTGGTGGATTTCTGCGCGGCAACATTGCGAGGAGGCGTTTTCCCCAAGGATGATCTGATAGCCAGCACGAAAGTCGGCGGATTGTCTGCCGCCAGGACTTCAGCGCATAGTCATTGTAGGGGAGTCGTTTTTGATGGCAGGCCTGCTGGCGATGAAGTTCGATGACGAGGGAAAGGATTCTTCCAAATGAAAGTCTACATCGCATCGTCGTGGCGGAACGAGCACGCAGTCCGGATGCTCACGGATCTACTCCGTGCGGAAGACATCGAAGTAATCAGTTTCATCGAGCGTGCGGCAGAGTCAGAGAAGCTCGCGCACAACCCGGATCGCAAGACACTTGAGGAGTGGATCTGGAGCGACGACGGGGAAAAGAAGTTCGATTTTGACACTGACGGTGCAACGAGGTCAGATGTCGTTGTCTATGTCGGGCCGTCGGGGACAGACGCATGGGCGGAAGTCGGCGCGGCCTGGGCGAACGGGATCACGGTCATGGGGCTCTGGGCGAAGAGCGAGCCGGCCGGGTTGATGCGGAGGATGGTCCACTGGTACAGCGATTATCACGCGCTTGTTGAGAGCGTGAAGGGGTACAAGCAGGGTGGATTCTAGCAAGGAGAAAAAAGATGCCCGAGAAGCAAAGCTGGATGGAGAAGTTCACGGCGGAGTACCTCAAGGCGAGCGAGTTCGATCCGATGACCGAGAAGAACTCACTGACGGTCCAGACGTTCAGATCGATCGCGCAGATAGTTGCGCTCAGGGCCCAGGGCCTCGACCACCGGAAGATGGCGTTGCTCGCGGCTGACATCTTCGAGTACCAACTCCTTAACCGGAAGCGTGCCATCGACGACGTTGCGCGGATCGCGGTGAAGGAGACCGAGAAGGAAGTTGCGGCGGCGAAGGCTGGGCCGCAGTGAATCAGCCAACTCAAGAACAGCGCCGGGTAGAAACTCAATAGAATACTGTTGACGATTGCCTCGTAGGAGGTGTATACTTTCACCTCACTGCCATCCTCGTAGATGGCCCCATGTTCCAGACGCACCCATTTCTTGTGAGCCTCTCGTCCGGCCTTGTCCTCCGGGTGAGAGGCTCGTTCCTTTTACACGGAATATTGTTGACAGTGCATATCGTTGAAGATATAGTTGCGGGTCCTTGGGGCGTGTAATCGAGAGCGGCGGGATAAGTGAAGAGATCCTGTTCTTGGTTCACGCCCTTTTGTTTTGCATCGGAGGATAGACATGGCAGAGAAGCGAAGCATGGTCCGTAGGCAAGTCGTCGCAATCATGAAGAAGAGAAAGCTGACAGTGAATGCTGTCGCGGGCGGAATGAAAAAGCGCGAGAGCGCTGTCCGTGCCTGGCTCTATGGCCAGCGGGAAGATGCCAAGATCAGCACTCTCGAGGCCGTGATGAAGGTCATGGGCCTGAAGGTGAAGATCGTTGAGAAGAAGAAGAGGAAGGCAAGCAAGTGATAGACAATGAAGATGATGCCTACGAAAATACTGTTCCTGAAGACGACAGCCCGGGCACAGACAAGAGCGACAACCCCGAGCTGGTGAAGATGCTCCGAAAGCTTGCCGATGATCTCGAAGCGGAGAAGGATGTGTTCGTGGTCGTCTCTGCTGAGACTTTCAGTGAAGACGAAAAAGGCGAGATGGTCAACGTCCCCGATACAGGAATTGGCGGCAAGGTTCCGGATCAGCTGGATCCGATCAGGGTGCTTGTCGGGTGCGTCGGGAATATGATGAAGATCATAGGTGGATCGGACCAGATTGATCTGACCGGTCTTCCTCTTGAGGAGGCGATGAAACTCCTTGGAATCGGTGAGTTTGCGAAGGCACTGAACCCAACCGAGCCGCCAAACAAAATCGGAGGCAATACGAAGCGTCGCCGAAACAGAATCATCAGGGGAGGTTTCGGTGGGTAAGCTCACCAGGATCATGGCCATCGACCCGAGTCTGACGCGCACGGGAATCTGTGCGGTCGACTTTGATGAGAAGACTGAAGAGGTCTCAAGCGATAGCGCTGTTTTCAAAGCTGTCAAAGTGAAGAAGAGCAAGCGCAGTATCGTCACCAGGTCTCTTCTGATTATGGACGAGATCATGGGGTTTATTGATCTCGTAGATCCAAACATCATCATCATCGAAATTCCCGAAGGAAGAATCAGCGCTCGCCATGCCGGCGGGGGGGCCGGCTTGGCGAAGTACGGGTTCTGTGTTGGGATGATATACGGAAGGATCTCTGGTTTACCTTTCAAGAGGATTGTTCCAGTCGGTTCGAGTTTCTGGACTCAAGGTTTCGGCCAGGAGAAACGCCGCAAGAAAGCACTCACATCGCTGCCTGCACTGGAGGACATCAAAGACCCGGGATATGACATCTCTGACGCTGCGGCGCTTTCTCTCTGGTGGATCTACATAGGAAGGCACAAGAATATATGCCTGGGTACATGAAGAAGTTCTGGGTAGCGCTCGACGGATCAATCGTAGAGGTTCCCAGCGACAAGGACTACATCTCATTTGTAATGGAGCGTCCATACGCTTTTGGGTTGTCTCAGGACGACGTAAACTTCTACACGGAGACACCAAAGGATGGGGACCTCGATGACGCCATGAAGGATCGTATTCTGGCGTTGGGGTGCGGCGGCCTGATGAGTACTGATGACCAGCACTCATCGAAGGATATGCCGATGATCATGCTCGAGATCACCGAGGAGAACGTAGTCCACCGTAACAAGCCCGGCCTCCTTACAATCTGTTTCTGGCGCGAGAGCTATCCGATGAATGACCGGATGGTGAGCTTCTTGCGTAGGAAGCAGAATGGAACAGAGGGAATCACCAAGGATATGGATGTCCTGATGGTCGAATGGAAGAGCCAGCGTAAGTGGACGCAGACGGTGAACTCATTTCTGGTCGGGTACCAGTTCGCTGATGATCCGTCCAAGGGTGTTCGCTGCATTCGGTGTGGCGAAAGCATCAGCCGAGATGAGCTGGTTTCTAAGACGCAGTGTCCGCGGTGTGCGTTGATGTTGGCATAGGGGGAATATCATGGCGAGCAAGAAGTCATTGTATAAGATTTCCAATGACTGGGGAGTCAGACATGTTGTTGCCACGAGTCTCGAAAAAGCAATAGAGAAGTGGCAGTCGAGTATTATTGTTTTGCGAAAGAAGGACTGTAGAAATCCGATCACGAGAAAAGAGATCGGCGAGCCAGACAGCACTGAAATTGTCTGCTACTCTGATCAACTTGTTGTGTAGGGGAAAGCCAGGAATGAAACACATCCTCGTCAGCGGCTGCTACGATATCCTCCACGCTGGGCACATCCAGTTCTTTAGAGACGCGAAGGATCGTGACGACTATTTGACGGTGTGCGTTGCTTCTGACCGAGTAATACGGGAGTACAAGGGCCGGGAACCAGCGATGCCTGAGGAACACAGAGCCGCGGTGATCAGAGCAATCAGAGGGGTCGACGATGTCTGCATCGGTGACGATGATCCTCCTCACCTGAATTTCATGTCGTGTCTCATCAAGAGGAACATCGACCAACTCGTATCAACAGAAGATGACCAGAACACTGAAGAAAAAGTGGAGCTGTGTATTTCTCTTGGGTTGTCTTTTCGTCAACCACCAAAAAGACCACCGCAGTGCGGCCCAATCTCAACCACAACAGCCAGGCGCCGGGCCGCACTCCCGTCGCACGTCCCGCTGCGCGTTGACTTCGCCGGCGGATGGCTCGACGTTCCGAAGTTCTCGGACCCGGAGGGCTACATCGTCAACTGCGCGATCACGCCGACGGTGTCAATGGATCACTGGCCGTATCATATCCGCGCCGGGCTGGGCGGGTCGGCCGCGAGATCTCTTCTCATGGGAGACGACCCCGTAGACTCAGAGCTCGAGATCGCTGGCTGGCAGGACGCCGCGAGCATTCAGCAGACCGGGCTGTGTGTGTGGCGATCTGGGCCGAAGCCGAAGCTGGAGATGCAGGTCAACGCTGACTGGTTGAACGGGAAGCTGGCTCTTCTCTGGACCGGCAAGGAGCATGACACGAAGGGGCTGCTTGATCGGGAGAGAAATTATGGGCAGATCGCGTATGCTTCTACTGCGGCAGCCGGAGCCGTCAGGGATAAGAATTTGTTCATTCTTGGCATGGGAATAAGAATGTCATATGATCAACAGCGAGATGAAGGTATGGACGACATACCATTGTCTTACAGCCCGGGAGGAAAGCTGCTCGGTTTCAAGTACGCTGGAAGTGGCCATGGGGGATACGTCATCTGCTTGTTTGGAGACCAGGTTGACAGAGACTGGTTCGTGGAAAACAACAAGGAAGCCATTGCCGTCGAACCATACTCGAAGTGGTAGGAGCATACATGTCAAGATACAACGAGCTTGTGAAAGTAGAACGGTTTACCTTGGGAGCGTTCCCGGAGTCAGAAAAGCGAAGCGATGGAAGATACATGATACCGTCTACACCACATCCAGAGATAACAGATAAGCGAGGCCCATCACTTTTGGTTGGTATCGAAGAGGGAGATTTTATAGTCACTGTGCGTAATGGCCACGGTTATTTCTACCAGCTAGTTATGAAAGAAACAGCTGACTTAATTGCAAGGCAAATAGAACACGAGAAATCATAATGCCCGAATTCAAAGTCCTTCCATACAAGTCTCACGATGAGACCTTCATCGAGAAGCTGGCCATTGCCGTCCTTGATGGCAACGCTGTAGTCAACTGGTCGTTCGATGAAAACAAGAGTGAGGAGATCGCATTCCTCCCGGTAAAGCAGCTGACTCCTGAGGAGTTGGTGTCAATTCGTCAGAGGTGCGGTGGGTTGTATTTCTACGCGAAATCTGAGTGGGCATCTCCGTTGATAGTCGGAGAAATCCCAATATTCCATACGGTGGCCCCGCTTAGCCGTGAAGAGGCCGAGGCGTTCGCGGTGATGTACAAGGACGAAAAGGTCAGACGTCTTGCGAACGGACGGTAGCGGTGGTATTATACCTGAAGGCGGAGTCGAAGAAGCGCGGACGTCTCTGGGTAGTCGGATCGATCGATGACGACGGGGTGTTCGAAGTCATAAGGGTCTTGGAACCGATGAAGGACAACCGTGGTTTGTGTCTGGTTTTGAGCTCAAAGGACGAAGAAGACAGAGGTATTGATCTGGGCAAGTTGTCGAAGGGGTTCGCGGGGGCGGCGAGAAGAGAAAAGGAGAAATGGGATGAAGCTCTTAGAGCTAGTTGAGAACATCAAAGGTGACGATCGGTTTAAGGTCTTCGGGGCAAAGCTAGGCCAAGATCCGGTAGATGATGAGATGGTTGTTTTGAGTCATGTAACTAAGGCCGCGTTCGCGATCAAGACGCACAATATGACCGAGGCAACCTGGGAAGATTACATCGACATGTTCCTGGGGCGCCGGTACCCCGATGTCATGACGTGGGTAACACGTATTATAGGGTACTATTCATTCGTGAAGTCTGGCGCTCAAGGTATTTCGTGGAATCTATCGAAGATCTCCGAATTAGCCGACAGGCAAAAAGGCAACTATGACATCCTGGACAGCAAGGTCGTATCGGTCAACCCGGAACAGTTGCCAATCACTTTCTCAACCAGCCACGTAAAACCAGTATCAGAGGCCGAATGGAAGAGACGCTTGAGAGAGAAGGGAATCATCGAAGATGCCGCTTAAGGATATAGCAACGAAGGCGATGAAGACGCTCAGGGCCGGCAGCGCAATGTCGCATGTTGGAGATGGCGACGGGAAGCCATTGCGCGAAGAGTTCACCATCACGATCAAGCAGAGCGTGTTGGCAGGCGACAAGGAATCAGTGGATATGCTCCTTGATTTGTTGGAGTCCAAGTTGCAGAACATCGGTGGTCTATCGCCATTGATCGAGATGTGCGATCTCGAGAAGCCGGTCATTGCTGATGGGTTCCCGAAAGTGTCTATCGAGGAGCGGTCATGAGCACCAGAGACGAAATGTCATCCGTAGAGAAGAAGTCATTCCAGAGGTGCATCGACAACACTATTCTGGCGATGGATGAGTTCCGCGGGGTCCTGATGAAGCTTCGAAGTATGGATAACCCGTTGGAGGCTGACGAAGAAGAGCTCGTATCAAAGCACAATGCTTTGGGCGAGAACACAGATCAGGTGATGGATGTTCTCGGGTATGCGGATGAGGACGATGATGACGACGGGGAGGATGAAGGATGAACACGATAAATTGCGATATCTGCGGCAACGAGATCGAAGATGCAGATCCGGAAGTTACCATAATCGCGGTTGACAGCCACGATGAGGATGGCGAGCCGTGCAAGGAGCTCATTCAGGTCGCGGTATACGACGAGGATGATGAGCCGATAGGTAAGCATTACTGCAAGGCCTGTCTGATCATCAAGCTGCAGGAAGACTGGTCGGAAGGCATAGATCTCGGTTCGGCATTCCAGGGTGAGGGTGGCACGGCTGTAGCTGATCCGGAGGAAGTCGAGACCGAGCCGGCCGACGATGAAGGGTAGAGTGCTATGGGTGATATGAGGGCGTTGGGAGCCGACATAAAGTGGCAGACAGATCGGATCGCTCGAGGAATAATAGTCCTTGGTGGTCGTTATGTTGCGAACCAGATAAACAGCAAGCAGCTGCTTCAGGGCATGCGCAATATGACTGCGAGGGTCGCGTCACAGGTCGACAGGCTCGATGTCACTGTGCTACAGGGCCATGTCGAGGACATGAGTAAGTATCACCAGGACGGAGAGCTCAGGTTGGGGGGCCACACTGAGGATATGAAGAATTACCGGGCCAATGATCCTGATGACACAGACGCGGATATTGATTTCTGATGATCGGTAAGGATGAGATAGAGCGGTTCATCGCTGAGGGTATGTATGCTGATACTACTCAGGTCTCATACCGCAAGACCTTGATGAGATTTACCTCTATCGTGAAGATCCCGTCAAAGGGTTGGGAGTCCCGCGCTGTAGCGTTCCGCGATGCAAAAGAATGCGGAACGTATGGCAAGGCACTGTATATCGCGACCGCCAGGTCATTTCTGAACTGGTGCCTGTCTGAGGACCTGATCCAGAAAAATCCCCTCAAGAAGGTCCGCATCCGCCTTCCAACCAAGAGCAACCGGTCATCGCTCACCGACAAAGAAGTGAAGTCGCTCCTCGGATCAATGGACAGTGAGGCCAAGCGCTTGAAGCGTACTAAGAGGATCGCGGTCCTGCGTGACAAGGCAGCAATAGTATTTATGCTTCACACAGCGATGCGCGTCGGCGGGGTGATCAGCCTGGACATCGAGGACTTCAAGCACAGTGAGGGCGTGGCGATTGCCAGTTACAGGAACAAGGGGGGAATCGGGAAGGACTCATCAGCACATGTGACGAAGAAGCCGCTTGATGCCGTGAAGCGGTATCTCGAGTCTACGGGACGAACTTGGAAGTCAACGGGCCCGTTGTTTTGTTCTCAGTCTGGGAAGAGAACCAGCTATCACGGCTTAACAAAGTCGATTATGAAGAGGCTGAAGGCCTCAGGTATCCGGGAGGAGGTCTCTCCGCACTGGATGCGCCATACAGCTGCGACAAAAGCCTATCGTGCTGGCGCGGACATCAAGGCAGTGCAGAGGCTCCTCGATCACAAGGATTTGAACACGACTGACAGGTATGTCCATACGCTGGACGATGCCAAGCATTCCGCCGAAGGCAAAATCAGTTACTAATAGACTAGAATATCGTTGACGGTACATGGCGCTGAGAGTATATTCTATAGCGGTGATGTAGTGCATCCGATAATGGTTCGGCAGGTAGTGCCGACAAGTGTTCCGACAAGTGTTCGGCAGGTCATTCTGGAGAAACGGGCGAATAATGGCGTATAGGGCTACAATCCTGCTCGGCGACGACCGCGACAACGCTGCGGCAACGATCAAGGAGAACCACTATACGCACAGCGTGCCGAGCGGGAAAAGCCACTATGTCGGCTACGGCCCAGCTATAGTTGTCTGGTCGATTCCAGCCAACTGCAACATTGCCAAGTTCGTGCTGGGGTGGAAGGGTTGCGTGTGGGAGCTGTCGAGATTGTGGGCTCCCGATGGGCACGAACCCAACCTGTTGACTATGGCTATCAGCGCGGCGGTTCGCGTCATCACCAGGCTTGAGAAACCGGACGCCCTCGTGTCCTATGCCGTTCCCAACGCTGGTCACGGTGGCGGCATCTACAAGGCGGCATCGTGGGTGTACCACGGCCAGAGCGAGGAATCGCGGGTGTATCGCGGGCCAGACGGGCAGACGGTTGCCCGCAGGGCGTTTCATTCTGGCAAGCGCGGGCTGCGCAAGGCTGAGATTGAGGCGTTGGGATACGAACAGTTGAAGCTGCCGGGTAAGCTGCGGTTTGTGAGGCCAATAGGGAAGCGGTCGCGCAGGGCTGTGCTCGCTACGGCGAAATGACTAGTAGACCAGTACTCAGATGGTAACGACGGGGGTGAATGATGGGTGAGTACGGAGAAACAGGACGGTATGCGGAGATACAGGGGTGCGGCATGTGCGCCGAAAAGGACAAGCGCATCGCGGAGCTGGAGACAGTGCTCCAACAGGCATACGACTTTATCGAGAGCGTCGAGCCACAGGGTCACATCGGCTTACGGCATAGCGACATGAGGAGCAAGATACTAGACGTGCGTGGGGAGATCACGTGAGGTCAGCCAAACCACGGAAGCTGCCGCGCTGTAGGGCCACGGGCGGACTCTGCGTGTTTTGGCTCGACGGCTGTTGTATCAAGCTGGGCCTGTGTGACAAGAAATTGCCAGTGGAAACATCATCAGATAGGAATCCAGAGTGAACGTCACGTACATCTGCAGCATAGAACACGAACGGCTGATGCTTGAGAAGGACACAGAGATCGCTGGATTGAAGGCGAAGCTGTTCACGGCATCGTCCGAGCGAGACACGCTGCATGCGAACTACAGCCAACGGATTGATGCGTTAGAGACCATGCTGGAACACATCCACAAGGTCCATCGCGAGGACTTCGTGGGTCATGCCGACATACACTCTACTGGCAGTCAGGGAGGCGAATAATGGGTCGAAACTTCCGAGTCGCATGCCACTGGTGCCGCACGAAAGCGTTCCTGTTCAGGGGCGGCGAATCCGCTGGCCTGCACGCCTTCTACAGCAAGCACGAGCCATGCATGCGAGTCAACCCCAACCAAGTCGAGTGCCTAGACGACCAGATGCAGGAGGAGGCTTGGATGCGGGATGACAGCTACCAAGACGACACCGAGGTCGAAGAGGCCACGCGCAGAAAGACAATGCCAGTGGAAAGATTATCGGCAGGTAGTTCTGAAAGGACAGAATGATGGCTGCGAAGAAATCGTTGTACCGGGTTACTGGCGACGGGATCGGCTATGTGATGGCGACATCCTGCGCCAAGGCTGCAGAGAAGTGGCGCGAACACAAGAAGGATGAGTATCCAAGCGACTCCAGCATGTGGGACGTGAACAGCGTCGAGCGGATTGCTGACAAAGAGGACGTTGTTCTCTGACGTCATGCCGAAGGATTCTCCACTGGCAGTGAAGGAGCTGGACAATGATTAAACTGGAGCAGTGGTTCGCAGATCACATGGAGAAAGCCAGGGGCTCTATCGAGTATTGGCAGGAACGAGCCA